GGGGATTTGTCGCAGAATCTGTTGCCGCTTCCCTATAAAGAGCCGAGCCAGACGCTGTTTGCGCTGTTGGGCTTTGTTGTTTCGTCTGCCGAGAAGTTTATTGGGACCACGGACCTTGGAATGTCTGACGGCAACCAAGAAATGCCGGTTGGCACAACAATTGCACTGCTGGAGCGTGGCTCACGAGTGATGAGCGCGGTTCACAAGCGGCTTCATTATGCCCAAAAACAGGAATTGCGTATACTGGGGCGGGTGCTGGCAGATTATATGCCCGATGTGTATCCTTACGAGGTAGACGGCGCGACCCCTGATGTGAAAAAGGCTGATTTCGATGATCGCATTGATATCATGCCGGTCAGTGATCCGAACATCTTCAGTATGACGCAGAGGATTGCGCTGGCCCAACAGCAGTTGCAATTGGCCAAGGAAGCCCCCCAGCTTCACAACCAATACGAGGCATATCACCGGATGTACGCTGCGCTGGACGTGCGAAACATTGATATGATTCTGCCTCCTCCTCCAAAGCCCCAGCCTCAAGGTCCGTCCATTGAGAATGCTCGTTCAATGCTGGTACCCAACGGTGCTCCGGCGTTGCAAGCGTTCCCCGATCAGGATCATGTGGCCCACATCGAGGCTCATATGGCCTTCATTAAATCACAAATTATCCAAACGTCACCCCAAGTGTATGGGATTTTGCTAGGCCATGTGTTCGAGCATGTGGCAATGGCGGCTCAGGGGATGATTATGGAACAGATGCAGCAGCTTCAAGGTGCTCCACCACCTCCCCCCGAGATGCTGTCTAAGCAACAAGCTCAGATTGAAGCTCAGATGATTGACAAAATCATGGCTGATTTGAACCCGCAGAAGGGTATGGATCCTTTGATTGAGCTGCAAGCCAAGGACTTGGAAATCCGCGACAGAGCTGTTAAACAGAAGGCTGAAGAAGCTGCGTTGCGTATTGACCTTGATGAGCGTCGTCTTGCCGCCAAGGAGCGGGCTGATGAGGAGCGTCGCTTGTCAAACGAGGACATTTCCCAGCTTCGTGCTAACGTATCGCTTGCTCGTTCCCACACGGCGGCTCAATCCAAGAGACAGTGATGAACAAAAACGAACTCTTTAGCTCTTTGGAACAACGCTACGGGTTACCGGAAGGCTACCTTGCGCGTACCGAAATTCTTGAGAGCGGGGGAGGGAAGAAAACTTTTAACCCAGACAGCGGTGCTGCGGGAAATTTCCAGTTTCTTCCAAAGTACCAGAAGGCATATGGGATTACGGACCCCTACGATCTCCAACAGTCCGCGGAAGCTGCTGCAAAACTAGCAGCGCAGAACCGTAGCATCTTGCAGAAGAAGGGTATTGAAAACCCTTCAGCCGCTGATTTGTATGCGGCTCACCAGCAGGGGGCCACGGGCTATGCCAGCCTGTTAAAGGCGGGGGACAAACCCGCTGCTTCCGTGGTTGGGGAAGATGCTGTTTTGCAAAATGGCGGCAAGCCAAACATGACGGCCTCTGACTTTGCAAACAGGATCACCAGCAAGTTTTCTGGTGATGCCCCTTCTCAGCCTAAGCCTTTGGAGCAGACAGCTACGGGTGTCTTGGCAAAACCGGGTGTAGATGTTGCAGAAACACCTGAGCAAGCAGCTGCCCTCGAAGGTCAGCAAGCAGCTCTGTCTACACAAGACGTCTTGGACACTGCCAACGCTGCTCGCTCTGGAAGTGGTTTGAAGGAGCTTGGTCTTTTACATAACTACTTCAAATCCCTTGATACCAGCGCAACTGGCGTGAAGCCTCTAGCTGTCCCAGACTTCTTTCATCAGCCCCGCTACAACCACGGCGGTATCATCTCGTTAAAGGAAGATGCCAAGCGGGTCCGTGCTGCCGGTGTCGGTGGCGACACCGTCCTTGCTCACATTACCGCAAGCGAAGCAGCTTTCTTGAAGTCGATGGGTGGTTCCGGTCACATCAACCCCCGCACGGGTCTCCCGATGTTTGAGGATGGAGACGGAGATGGGGGTGGGGGTGGCGGTGACGGCGAAGGCGAAGGTAATGATCAAGGAACTTCAGTTGGAGATCCTAGCAATGATACAGAGGCCACAACAAGTGCCGCAGACCCCGGAACTCCTGCCGCCGCCCCCGACAACAGTATTTCCACTGCAAATTCCCCCTTTGCGGACCCTTCAGTTAGTTCAATTGCATATGGGTCACAACCCAATGCAACTAACCTTGGCTCACAAATCACTGCCGAAATTTCTACCCAACCTCCTGAGACTGCCGTTACTCCTCCTGAGACTGCCGTTACTCCTCCTGAGACTGCCGTTACTCCTCCTGAGACTGCCGTTACTCCTCCTGAGACTGCCGTTACTCCTCCTGAGACTGCCGTTCAAGTTGCCGAAACTGAGGCAGAAACTCAGGCTCTTGAGGCTGCTCTAGGAATGTATGGGGGCCCTGCTCCCGAAGGACCGTCCCTTGGTGATACCAGCGGCCCCGGAAGTGATGGTGGCGGGAGAGATGATACGGTGGTCCCCATAACCACTGCTGATGTCCTTACCCCAGTTACCGTAACACCAACAACCACGACTATATCCCCCGTAAAATATGATGTTTCAAACTTTCTTGGAAACTTGGGGAAACCTACTTATACTCCTACCCCTTCCGTATATAGCTCGTATCCTATATCAGTGACTCCACAATATGGGGCTCCCGTTGCTCAACAGGGCATCGGACAGTTCTATAAACCCTACTTCCCACTTGTTCCCTATCAAAGGAAATACCCATGAAGTCCCCAATCCAAAGTGCTAAACAAAAAGATGTCCCCATCACCCATGACCTTGAGATCGTGAACCAGGGGTCTATTCCTTACAAGCGTCAGGAAAATTCTCCCGTAGTCCCAGCTCCTAAAGGCCGTCAAAAGGCCCGTGGTTTTGGGTTGCAAATGCGCCCGACCGAATTTCTTGTACGGTAATACCCATGGCAAAGACCCCAGCTTGGACTCGTTCTGAAGGAAAGAACCCAAAAGGTGGGCTCAATGCCAAGGGCCGTGCTTCGGCGAAGGCGGAGGGTCATACCCTTAAACCCCCTGTTCTAAAGGGGGACAACCCTCGACGGGCTAGTTTCCTTGCTCGGATGGGAAGCATGCCGGGGCCAGAGCGCGACGAGAAGGGTAAGCCAACACGCTTGCTGAAGTCTCTTCAGGTGTGGGGTGCTTCCTCTAAAGCGGACGCCAAGGCAAAGGCTGCGGCAATTAGTAAAAGGAATAAGGGCAAATGAAGAAGCAAGTCTGGGATAAACCAAGACCCAAAGGCTTGGGTAAGTCAAAAGCCCTGTCCGCTGGCCAAAAGGCGTCTGCCAAAGCTGCGGCTAAAGCCGCGGGCCGACCCTACCCGAACCTTGTAGACAACATGCGAGCTGCAAAGAAGAAGTAACATGGACCCCTTAACCGTACTTGCCCTTGCCCAAACAGCTTTCGCTGGTTTGAAAGCAGGCATTGCTGCGGGTAAAGAGATCCAGCATGTTGCCAAAGACTTGTCAGATTTGTGGGGTAGCCTTGCAAAGTTGACGCAGATTGCTGCGGAACCACCTCGTAAGTCTCTGTTCTCCAACAAGTCACCTGAGCAGATTGCTATTGAACGGTACACGGCTAAGGCCGAGGCCCAAGATTTGACTGCCAAGGCCAAGAATATGTTTGTTGGCCAGTTTGGTTTAGCCGCGTGGGATCAAGTGCAAAGAGAAGTCATTAACATTCGCAAAGAGATCGAGCGGGAAAAGTACATGGCAGAGAAGGCTCGGGCTGCAAAGATCGAAGAGCTGCGGGATGCCGCTGTCGTTACGATGATTGTTCTTGGGCTAATTGCAATGATTGGTCTTGTGGGAATGGTTCTGCTGGTAAGAGGGTAAGATGAACGAATCTGAGATTGCACAGGTTAAGATGCAGGAAGTGTTGGCAGCTGCTGCCAGCAAAGGAGCCCTGATCGAGAAGATCGTGTTTGCGGGGATACCAATCCTGTTCTCCTGCGTGGTCTATCTTATGACAGCTCTCAGCACTGCCAATAGCGAGATCATACAACTAAAGTCTAAGATAGCCATTGTCGTGACGGCAGAGAACAAGGCTATTCCTCCGCAGGGTACAACCATTGATATGGCCCAGATCAGAGAACAGCTGAACGATAAAATTGACAAGGTGGAGCGCGATGCTGCCTTGGCCCGTGCAGCTATGACCCTTGATCGTGAAAAGTCGATGGGGGCAATTGATCGTCAACGTCTTGAAATGAATGCCGACGCAGCCATTGCTCGTGCGGCAATCCGCTCGGAAGCGGCGGTGGCTCGTGCTGAGTTAGACAAACGTATAGCACTATTAGAAGCGAGGGTTAAGTGAATGGATCTTTCAAAAATAGGTGGCCTTTTGGGTCAAGTAGCACCTACCATAGCTACAGCTTTGGGTGGCCCTTTGGCAGGATTAGCAGTCAAGACCATCTCGGAGGCGATGTTCGGACATCCGGATGCAAACGAATCCGAAGTATCAGCCGCTCTAATGGGCGCAACGCCAGAGCAATTGCAGAAGCTGAAAGAAACCGACGCCACCTTCAAGTTAAAAATGAAGGAGTTGGATATTGATCTCGAGAAGATTTCATCTGAAGACCGTGATTCTGCCCGCAAAATGCAGATGGAAACCCGAGATTGGATTCCTCGGGCGTTGGCTATTTCAGTCACATTTGGGTTTTTTGGTATCTTGACATGGCTTTTGACCAAGGGGGTTCCCCCAACGGGTTCGGAAACCTTGATTTATATGCTCGGGGCTTTGGGTACGGCTTGGACGGGTATTGTCCAGTTCTATTTTGGATCCTCCGCGGGGAGTAAGGCAAAGACAGATGCCTTAACAAAAACAAAGGAGTAGTGGTGAGCGACCTTTACATTGTCGACAAATTGTTTAAGACAATAAGGGAGAGGCGAGAAGTAGTCCTTGAAGCGATGACAAAAGGCTCGGTTCAAGATTTTGCCTCTTTCAAACACCTCCGCGGTAGACTCGAAGCGTGGGACGAGATTGAAAACGAAGTACGCCTTTTGCTAAAAGATGAAAGAGACAAAGATGACTGACCTTATATTGCCAGAATATCTTGCCGCAAAGATTCGTAAGGTAGAAACTACTTCGGAACCGGTAATCGAAGTGAAAGAAGAACCTAAAGGAGCCCTAGAACAGGCTTTTGTTCTTGAAGAAGAGCGGGTCTTGGACCCCACAAAAATCCCAGACACAGCTATGGCTAGACTGCCGCAGCCCACTGGCTGGCGGATTCTCGTTCTCCCGTATCGAGGAACTGCAAAAACCAAGGGCGGCGTTCATTTGGCCGACGAATATGTTGAACGTCAATCACTGGCTACAGTGGTTGCTTACGTTCTTGCAGTTGGACCTACTGCCTATAAGGATACTAACAAGTTTCCTGACGGGCCGTGGTGCAAGAAGGGGGATTGGATTATGCTTGGGCGGTATGCCGGAGCCCGATTCCGAATTGAAGGCGGAGAAGTCCGCATTCTCAACGATGACGAGATCATCGCAACCATCTCTGATCCTTCTGACGTCTTGAACGTCTGATCAGTGCAGCAACGGAGCTTGCTATGAGTGAAGAAGACCAAGTCGAAGACGGCTCTATTGAAATCACCCTTGAGGATGACCCCGATTCCGGATCACAAGTTGAGGTTGAGGCCAAAGTAGAGCCTGACAAAAAACAAACTGAAGACAAACACGAGCGTGACCTAGAGGAGCAATCCGAAAAGGTCAAAAAACGTATTGATAAGCTGACCTATAAGATTCGCGAGGCTGAACGTCGTGAGCAAGCGGCTTTGGACTTTGCCCGCGGCCTGAAGGGTGAGCTTGATTCGTACAAGGAAAAAGCCTCTGTTTTGGACCGTACATTGGTCCAAGAGTTTGATACCCGTATCAAATCCCAAGAAAAGTTGGCCAAGGATAAGCTAAAACACGCTATCGATATGGGTGATTCTGATGCCCAGATTGAAGCTCAATCCTTATTGGCAAACATTGCCGTCGAAAATGAGCGTCTTAGGGTATCTCGACTTCGTCGTGAGCAGGAAGAGGCTTACGAGCGTCAACGGGCCGAGGTTCCTCAATACCAAGCCCCCCAGCAGGAGCTACGCCCTGATCCAAAAGCCCAGAACTGGGCCGAAAAGAATGAGTGGTTTGGTACAGATAGGGCCATGACGGCAACTGCCTATGCTGTTCATGAGGATTTAGTGTCCAGAGAAGGCTTTGACCCAACCAGCGATGAGTATTATGAGGAGCTTGACCACCGCATGCGTCAGGATTTCCCCCATAAGTTCAAAAAGGAGGCCGCGGAGCGTCCTCAATCCCCCGTTGCTTCGGCTCGCGCCACGGCAAAACCAAGCCAGCGCAAGATTTCCTTGACACCAAGTCAGGTGAGGATTGCCAAAGCACTCAATGTTAGTTTAGAAGAGTATGCAAAGCATGCTCGCAAGCAGATGTTAGGACAATGATTATGTCAGTTGACCGTACGCCTCGTACCGAGAATGCCCGAGCCAAACAGGCTCGCCCACAAGTTTGGAAGCCACCGTCCACTTTGGACGCACCCCCCGCTCCGGAGGGTTACAAGCACCGCTGGATCCGTATGGAGACAGCCGGGTTTGATGATCGGAAGAATCTTTCCGCCCGTGTACGCGAAGGTTTTGAATTGGTTCGCGCAGATGAATACCCCGACCACGATCTACCCACGATCAACGATGGCAAACATGCCGGTGTGATCGCAGTTGGCGGACTTGTTTTGGCCCGTATTCCTCTTGACCTAGTCAAGCAGAGGGAAGCGTATTACCGCAATCAGTCGCAACAGCAGCTGGATGCCGTAGATAATGACCTGATGCGCGATCAACATTCCTCCATGCCGATGCTTAAACCAGATCGGCAAACTCGTGTAACATTTGGTGGAAATCGTTCTGCCGGATAATTTTAAAAGGATCTAAGCAATGGCAAATATCAATGCCGCTTTCGGGCTTCGCCCGTATCGCATGCTTGGAAGTGGTGCTAACACCAATGGTGACTCCGTTTATAACATTCAAACGGCAGCTACTGCGGGTTCGTCAAGCTTCATCTACTTCGGTCAGCCTGTTATTCCACTTTCGAATGGCATGATTGGCCCTGTAGCTAGTGCTACTGGCGGTACAACACCTCTTCTGGGCGTTTTTCTCGGATGTAACTATGTAGACCTTACTGGGAAACCCCGGTGGTCACCATATTGGCCTAAAACGGCTGCGGCTTATGCTAGTTCTCCGGCTACCGCAATTGTTGCTGCACACCCTGATCAGGTTTTCTTGATCAACTGTGATGCCGCAGCGGCTGATACACTCGTCCACAACAACGCTGATTTTGCGGCCCTTACGTCTGGTAGCACTGTTACCGGTACTTCGGCTGGCACCCTCGGTGTTTCAACGGCAGCAACTACCAATACTCTCAATATGCGTATTTTGGGCTTCGAGGATACCCCCGCAAGTTCCGATGCTGCCTCTGCTGGGCGTTTGGCAATTGTTATGCTTAACAACCACTTCTATCGCTACGGTGCCAACGGCACTGGCGCGGGCGTTTAAGGAGATTATGAACAATGGCTATTACTCGTTCACAACTCCTCAAAGAGCTTGAGCCAGGCCTCAACGCACTCTTTGGGATGGAATATGATCGTTACGACAACGAGCATGCTGAAATCTTTGACACGGAAAATTCTGACCGTGCCTTCGAAGAAGAAGTCATGCTGGCTGGTTTCGGTCAGGCACCTGTAAAGGGTGAAGGCACAGCAATCACATACGACACTGCTGGTGAATCGTATACTGCTCGCTATACCCATGACACTATCGCACTGGCCTTCGCGATTACCGAAGAAGCTGTCGAAGATAACCTCTACGACAAACTTTCGGCTCGCTATACCCGTGCGCTGGCTCGTTCGATGTCCAATACCAAACAGGTAAAAGGTGCTTCGGTTCTTAACAACGCTTTCTCCTCGTCCTTTTTGGGCGGTGACGGTAAGGCATTGGTAGCTTCCGACCATCCTACATTTGGTGGTGGTACTTTCTCGAATACTCCTGCCACTCAGTCCGACTTGAACGAAACCTCGCTTGAACAGGCTCTGATTGATATTGCAGCTTTCATCGACGAACGCGGCCTGAAAATCGCTCTTCGTGGTATGAAGCTGATTATCAACCCAGCTCTCCAGTTCACTGCCGAGCGCATTTTGAAGTCCGAACAGCGCGTTTCGACCGCTGATAACGACATCAATGCCCTGCGTTCGGGTGGCTATCTGCCCCAGGGCTTCACTGTCAACCACTTCCTGACAGATCCTGATGCGTTCTTCATCAAGACTGACGCACCAAATGGTCTGAAGCACTTCGTGCGTAGCCCGCTGAAGACTGCAATGGAAGGCGACTTTGAAACGGGCAACGCTCGTTATAAGGCTCGCGAGCGTTACAGCTTCGGCTGGTCGGATCCTCGTTCGATGTACGCTTCTCAGGGCGCGTAAGCATCCGTAGGGTGATCTAAAATTAAGGGGGTTGGCCTTGTGTCAATCCCCTTTTTCATATAAGTTAAATCTGTCCGGGATTTCCGGCTATGTTGACCGTCCCGGCGGACGCTGCACAGACAACATAGCTTACATCGTGCAGG